GGCGAAATTAAAATCACATTAGATTTAGGATGAAAACAATAACAATCAATTTTGGCAAATGGTCAGCTGGCGCAACTGGTGGTCATTTAAGAAGAATTTATCGCAGATTTTATTTGCGTGGGTACATTTGGACACCCATTGTATTGGTTACTTGGGAATATATGCCACATGAAAGTACGGACGCAGCATAGACACCTCACACGCCACCGGGCAAATGTGAAACTAAAACTCAGGTTTCAATATGTGCAAATAGTTAGCCCCCTTATTCGCATGATTATGGCCGACATTAAGCAAATGAAAAAATGAAAATACTTGCACTTTGGGAAGGCATGGGGGGCGTGGAATACCACCGCTTGTACTCACCCTTAAAATACCTGCAAATAACTCACCCTGAATTGGAAGTGGATATTTGCACGGACATAAACGACAAAGGCACTCCGAACCTTACGCAATACGATTTGGTGGTTTTCAACCGCTACATCGGGAAACGGCACTATGATGTTTTGGTTCACCTTGCAAAGCACAATATCCCGTACATTATAGATGTTGACGATTATTGGCGGCTGCCTAAGTTTCACCACGCTTACAGGTGGGCGAAAACAAACGACCTCAAAGGGGCGGTTCAGGATGCCATACATTACGCTGCTGGGGTTACTGTAACCACAGACACACTGGCAAATGAAGTGCGGCAAATCAACTCAAATGTGTGTGTGCTGCCAAATGCTTTGAACCTTACCGACGAACAATGGCTGGGCGAGAAAACGCAATCGGATAAGGTGCGGTTCGGCTGGGTGGGTGGGCTTACCCACGCAAACGATATTCAGATTATCAGCGATGCAATAGCGCATATGTGCGACACTTACCCCAACGAAGTAGAGTTCTACCTATGCGGATACCAACCGCACCATTTGTGGCAGTCTATTCTCTACCGATTTAACGGGAGTGCTGATAAGGTACGGGAGCAGGTGAAGGTTAGCGGTGCGCAGCAGGTGAATGAATACGGCTTGTTTTACCGATTATTCGACATTGCACTCGCACCCCTCGAAGATATTAAGTGGAATAACTGCAAATCAGAGTTGAAAGTCATTGAAGCCGGGGCGTATGCCTTGCCAGTGATTGCCTCTTATGTCAAACCTTACAGCACAATGGAAGGCAACCCCGGTATAATGTATGCAGAAAACACAACCGAAAGCTGGGTGAAAGCAATGACTAAATCAATGGACACACTCAAAGCGGCACGGGGCGAAGCGAACCGCATCTACTGCAACACACACCATAACTTTGAGGCCATAAACCTGAACCGATTAGAATTTTATAAGCAGTGCATATCAGGTACACACGCCCGTTCGTAACGGATTACCAACGGGCGATACTCGACAGCCCGGCAAGGTACACCGTAACCGCTGCCGCGACAAAGGTAGGCAAGACAGCAAGCCATATTATTTGGCTGTTTGAGCAGGCGTTGACGCTAAAAGAAAATCAATCCGTGTGGTGGGTAGCCCCGGTGTATCAGCAGGCAGAAATCGCATTTAATCGTATGCGCACGCAGGTAACGGATAAGGGCTTTTTTAAAGTGAATGAAAGCAAGTTGAGATTGACCACACCAACGGGGGGTATAATTCAATTCAAGTCCGCAGAAAAGCCGGACAACCTATATGGCGACGATGTATTCGCAGCCGTGTTTGACGAATTTACAAGGGCAAGGGAAGAGGCGTGGTTCGCACTCCGTTCCACATTAACCAAAACTCAGGGCAAATGTAAACTGATAGGCAATGTAAAGGGTAAAAAGAACTGGGGATACAAGTTAAGTGAACGGGCAAAGGCAGGTGAACCGGGGTATCAGTTTTACAAAATTACGGCTTATGACGGGGTGGACGCTGGGATATTAGACTTGGCAGAAATTGAGCAGGCAAAACGCGACCTGCCACAGCATATATTTAGCGAATTGTACCTTGCAGAGCCTACCGAAGACGGAAGCAATCCGTTCGGACTGTCCTATATTGACAGATGTATCAAACCACTATCAGCCAACCCTGCTGAATGGTACGGGATAGACCTTGCAAAATACACCGACTGGACGGTCATAATCGGATTGGACAAAGATTACAATGTATGCCACTTTGAACGCTTCCAAAAGGACTGGGCGCAAACTGAGCAACACATCATTGAGTTGATAGGCACAACACCCTGCGCCATTGACAGCACGGGCGTAGGCGACCCCATTGTGGAGAAGATACAAAAACGCTGCCCTCGGGTTATCGGGGTGAAGTTCACATCGCAATCAAAGCAGCAAATGATTGAGCAGTTGACCGCAGATGTTCACGCTGCTGCAATAGGTTTCCCTGAGGGGGTAATCGCGGACGAAATGCGGAACTTTGAATTTGAACACACGGCAACGGGGATGCGGTATTCTGCCCCGGCTGGATTGCACGATGATGCGGTATGCGCCTTGGCACTCGCACGACATTGCTGCCAAAAAAATAAAAAGGGCGTTTTTTATGTAATATAATTTATTATATTTGTGGCATGAAAGCAAACGAATTAAGAATAGGGAATTGGGTAAATTACAGAATTTACGACAAACTGGATAACCCACAAGAATACTTTGATTTAAGCCAAGTGGATGCAATAGATTTGCAAACATTAGATAACCATTACTATCAACCAATTCCAATTACAGAAGAATGGCTGGTAAAATTTGGGTTTATTTCAAACCCTTATATGGATAGATATGAAAAAGGTGTATTGCATATAGAATGCAATAAAATGAGAGGGTATCTTGAATTATGGTGTGAGCAATTACCGCAATCAATTTCAATAAATTATGTACACCAACTGCAAAACCTTTACTTTGCATTGACTGGCGAAGAATTACAAATAAATGAAACTACCAAAAAACTGGGATAGCATAACAATCGGTCAATTTCAGCAGCTGCAAAAGTTGACTGAGCCGACCTTTGATAACCAAATCAAGACGCTTGCCGTTTTGAGCAATTACACCCAAGAACAAATCGAGGACTTGCCCGTGTACAAGGTGGCGGATGCGGTGGCTAAATTGTCATTTATGGCAGAGTTACCCAAGCCAAAACACATCACCGGATTTTGGTGCGGAAATTATGTATATAAATTCGCGGCAAACCAGCATCAGTTAACGGCTGGGCAATTCATAACTATTCAGGATTTAATTCAGTCCGGGAATTGGATAGACAACCTGCATAAGATTATGGCAGCCCTTTGCGTTCCCTATCGCGTTATGTGGCCGAAGCGGTGCGAATTGAAGGCAGAAGACTTTGAACGGGTATCGGAACTCTTCAAAAACAAAATGCCTATTTCATTGGCATACGCTTACACGCTTTTTTTTTCGACTTGCTGGCCGGCATTACAAGACGCTATCCTTCATTATTTAAAGCAGGAGGCGGAGATGATGAAGGCGACACTCGAAGACAAGACCGAGCAGGTTTAATATGGTTAAAGACCGTTGACAAGTTGGCACGGGGCGACCGGGCGAAGTACGATTACTTTTTAAAAATGGGTATAATCGAATTTCTGAACTCTTGCAGCTTTGAACACGAAAGAGGCAGGGCAAGGGGCGAACGACTTAACCAAGCCAGCAGCGATGCGAAAAGGGCAAAGGACATCAATGTTTATGTGGTGGCACTTTTGCAGGAACTTTTGGATTAAATTTGTTTTTTAAATATAGTTTTGTATATTTGCATGCATAAAATTAAAAAACTATGGAACATATGTATTATTTGGTGTCCACATTTCTACAAGTAATAATGATTAGTATTTTAAGTGGTATCTACGAAAATTCTAAAAAGAAATAAAAACATAGTCAGGTGGCGGAATGGTAGACGCTTAAATGGAGTATCATGTTGTATAACCAGTACGAAAACTACAACCTCTATATTCAATAACAGGTTCGAGTCCTGTCCTGACTACCCTCCCTGCCGATAGCATCGGCAGACCGACCCGGTTTCAGCAATGAGCCGGGTTTCTCTTTGGTACATTTATTAGCGTGAGCATATCAAAGGCGCAATTAGATGCAATCAACCGGGGGGCGTTGGCCAACATCGGCAAGAACGCAAACGACCCGGATTTAAAGTCGGGCAGTTTGCTTGACGATTTATTGACCGGGGTGGCGCAAAAGATTACAGACGAATTACGCAAGGCCATAACCGACAAGGGCGCAGTAGCAACAAAAAATCTTCGCAGTTCGGTAGATTTAACCCAAACCGTGAAGATTGAAAACGGGGTGTCTGTTGATATTGTTATGGCCGATTATTGGGAGGCCGTAGACCAAGGCAGGGGCAAGACTAAAAAAGGCAACGACGGGGGCAAATTCCTTTGGCAGCACATTGAAGAATGGATTAGCGCAAAGGGTATTCAGGTACGACAATCAAAAGAAGAAAGCGGTCAAAGTGTTTTGGAACGCAGGCGTTCAATGGCGGTGGCTATTGCAAACAAAATTCACCGCAAAGGATTTAAGGGGAAGTTCTTTGTCAAAGATGTAATCAACCCCCAAAACATTGATGCAATCGCGCAGCATTTATCAGACGCTTTCGGGCAGCGGATTTTGATTTCGGTAAAACTGGAAGAACGCAAACCTGCTTAACCTTACACCGAAAAGCCACCGGGTACATTTTAAGGCGTGGCGATTACCATTGAAAACGAACCGGGCGACATCACCCCCGTTTATTCCGACATAACCTACACACTGAGCAGCACAAACTCAGGGCAAAGCAATTTTAAATTTGTTGCCGTTGTAAAAAATGCGGCTGGCACTATCCTTGCCAAACTCAAAGCCCCCGTTTACACTGGCACCAGTTACGGGGTGTTTAACCTATCCCGGATATTGCAAAACTATGTAACCTTTGACTTCAATCAGGCGACGACAATTCCGGCCAAATGCAGCAACTCATTTCTTGCATACTCAGTTGAGTTTGGCGAAGAATACGGAGGCGCAGAATATCTTAACCTGACCAGCGACACGGGTAAGTACACTTGGAACGGATTATTTTCTAAATGGGAAAGTGAAGCCGTTAGTGATTACGAAATAGCAATACCCAGCAGCAGAAAGTTTTTAACCACCGTTCGCAGTCGCAGGGTTACAAGGACTCAGTACGATTACCTTTATTTTCTCAGGGGTGCGGCCACGGGTGTTGATGAAGTGGAAGTGAAAGCCTACGATGCGGCAGGTAACGCCACCACATCGGTAATTGACCAAAGCTTTAACACATCGGCAAAGGATGAATACTTACTCCGTATGGCAGCCGGGGTTGTAAATCTTAATCAAATACCTTCGGCAAGTTTAATTAGTGGCACGGCAGGTTCGGTTGTTCCCGTTGGGACTGTCTATTATACCATACAGCTGAAACAAAGTATCGGGAATGACCCTTGCAGTGAGGCATATCGGTTTGATGTGATTGAGGAGTGCTCTAAGTACACGCCCCGTGTATTGTATTTTCTCAATCGCCTTGGCGGCTTTGAAACGCTGCGATGTGGTATGCTGAACCGCGACATTTATGAAGTACAACGCAAACAATTAAAACGCAATACTTATGAGTTCACCGGGACGCAATACGGACGCGACACCGCAGCCCACGGCATCGCAAACTACTCCACAACCAAAACGCGGAAAGTAATCCTAAACACTGACTTTCTCAACGCAACTGAGTGGCAATGGGTGGACGATTTACTGAGCAGCCCTATTGTCTATTTGGACGGCACTATACCCGTTAACATCACGAACACCTCAATGGAAGTGTTTGACCTGAATGACGGGCCTCAGCAGTTGCGAATTGAAGTTGAATATACCGAACCCGAAATCCTGCAAAATATATGAACAATGTAAGGCTGGTTTGCGGCAATCAGATAGTTGACTTGCCAACTGATTTTGGCATATTGATAAACAAGTCTATTGCGGACATACGCGAACCCGAAAGCAGGTCATCAGATTGGAGTAAGACATTTACCCTGCCCGGCACGAAGCGGAATAATAAATTGTTCAGTCATTTGTTTGACCTCAACTTGTCAATCCGCAACACCACAGCAACAAATTTCAACCCCGATTTCAATCCAAACCTAAAAGCCAGTGCCTCGCTATATGTGGACGAGGTAACGCAAATTGAGGGCTTTATACGGCTGCTGAATATCAATGTAACGGATAGGCACGAAATCCAATATGAGTGTACTATGCACGGGCAGTTGGCCGACTTGTTTGCAAACATTTCAGATGCCAAACTTGCAGACCTTAATTTCACGGAGTACAATCACACGCTAAATGCCACCAATATTTTTAACTCTTGGGATACTTCAATCGTAAAAAACGGCAGCAGTGGATATGTCAATTTTAGCGGTGGTGCGCCCACGGGCGAAGGGTATGTTTATGGGTGGATGGACAACGGCACTTATGCCAATTACAAAAGCCTAAACACGGACAATTTAACCGTTTATTTGTATGCCAAAACAATAGTAGATAAGATATTCAGTGGCGCAGGGTACAATTACAGCAGCGGCTCATTCTTTAATTCAGCACAATTTAAACGCCTTGTAGTCCCTTGTCCTACCCGTTACCCTATTTTGGGCAGTGATGATGTGGCAGACAGGCAATTCGATGCGGAAAGGTCAAGCGATGTAACGATAACGGCTGGGAATAAACTGATTTTCAACAACGAAATAAACGACATTTCAAACCAATACAACACAACGACCGGGGTTTACACTTGCCAATACTCAGGCGATTACAACATTTTCATTGACAATAATGCAACGGTTTCTGGATTAAATTCAAATCAGGTGTTTTTTGCCATTTACGGGCTTTATATCAATGGCAAGTTGGTTTATGACGGCCTAAGTGAAAGAGGTATTGCAAATGGCTCAGGTGTTGGCACTATAACTCAATCGATAGATTTTCACAATGTGTATTTAAACCGCAATGATGAAGTTGAAATCAGGCTGTATAACATTTACAACAGCACATTAACAGCACCATTGACCGGGTGGACATATACCCAAAATACGGGAAGTGCAATTTACAACGATGTAAAACCAACGACATGGGGCTATGATCAAACAATAGATTTTGGCGGCTTCTTCCAAGGCGAAACAAAGCAGCGTGAGTTTTTGAAATGGATTTTTACCATGTTCAATTTGTACATTGAGCCTACCGAAATGGTGAACACTTTGACTATTCTTCCACGCGAAGAATTTTATCAAAGCAGCGTCAAAGATTGGACAATGAAAAGGGACTTGTTGCAGCCCCTTGAAATAACACCCATGGGCGAACTCGATGCAGGTAAATATCTATTCACATACGCGGAGGGAGACGATGACGATAATAAAACATACAAACAAGACTACGACCGCACTTATGGGGATAGGCAAATTGTAATCAACAATGACTTTGTAAAAGAAGAAAAGAAAATTGAGATAGGATTTCAGCCCACTACAATGATAAGCGTGGGGTTTGATGACAAATATTTGCCGGGTAACTCAACCGACAATCAAGACGGCAAGGCCGGAAAACTCAGAATTTTACAATACAAATATCTGTCTTGTAAAACATACACTATTCACTACGGAAAAGCAACTGCCACAACGACAACAACAACAACGACAAAAACCAATTACCCCTTTATGGGTCATTTGGACACCCCATTGCAATCCAATACCGATATAAATTTCGGGTTGCCTCGATTTATCGAGCTGCCCGGCAAAACACCCGTAACTAATAACAACCTCTACAACGCCTACTGGTCAAAGTACATTCAGGAGATTACGGATAAGGATAGCAAAATAGTTCGCGGTCATTTTCACCTTACCCCGGCAGATATGGAAAAATTGTCATTCCGGGACTTGTATTTCTTCGACGGCAATTATTTCAGACTGAACAAGGTAGAAGATTATGACCCGATAAACCCCTCGGTAAACATTTGTGAGTTTCTTTTCTTAAAAACTGGACAAACATTCACGGCAACCACGGGCAGCGTAGGCGGTGGCGGTGAACAAGGTACGGGCGAAGAAACGGAATACAATCCCGGTGGTGGCAGAACCAACGGCAAGGTCATTCAAAGTAAAGGCGTAAGCATAGGCGAGTATAACACGGTAGGGGACGGCATAGGCGTAGGCAATGCAATCACGAACTTAGGGCTGCGGAATGCGGCATTTGCCACCAGCGGAGTTACATTCATTGGAAACGATGCGATTGTCATAGGTGAAGCCCCAGCAAACCCGGTTGTAGATAGTGAGGTATGGCTGCAAGGTCATTCAATGACTCAGTTAAATTTCAGCACAAACCGGATAGCAACGACAACGGCAACGAGTGTAACGGCAGATTTGTATAAGGACATTTACATTATGGAGTTGACCGCAAACACCACGCTAAACCTACCTGCGGCAGCAACGGCAACGGGCAAGGCTTACTATGTGTATAAGAACACTGGGGCGCATCAGTTGACAATAGAACCCAGTGGAGATGAAACAATCGACGGGGGTGCAAATTATATAATTCAAAATCACTATGAATGTGTTCAGGTCGTTTGCGACGGCACTTCTTGGTATGTAATCAGTAAAAAATAAAATGGCAAAAACCACAGTAACCGCAACCTTACAAGCGGAAACCAAAGGGACGGAAAGCGTCAAATCATTAAAAACCCAAATAAGAGAGGCAACTCAGGAAGCGATTAGGTTATCGCAACAATTTGGAGAGTTCTCCCCCGAGGCGCAGAACGCGGCAAAAAAGGTGGCCGAACTCAAAGACCAAATGGAGGATTTTGGGCAGCGTGTGGCTGGTTTAAATCCCGATAAATTTCAAGTCATTGCCAACATAGGTTTAGGAGTTGCAAGAGGCATACAAGGTGCAACGGGTGCAATGCAGTTATTTGGCATCGAAAGCGAAACCGCACAAAAAGCACTGGCAAAAGTACAAGCGGCATCCGCATTTGCCGAGGGGGTGCAGGGCGTTATGGACATGACCAAAGGCATGAAAGGTTTTGTTCAAGCATCTATTCAAGGTTTCAAAGGGATTAAAGGTGCAATCGCTGCCACGGGTATAGGATTGCTATTGGTGGCACTCGGTACGGTTGCTGCATATTGGGACGACATCAAAGGGGCGATTGGTGGGGTTACAGCAGAGCAAGAAAAACTCAACAAAAAAGCCACTGAAAATGTTGAGGCCGAAAAGCAAAAAACGGAACTTCTTGAACTATCCGAAAACACCCTAAAATTACAAGGCAAGTCCGAACGCGATATTCAGAAACTGAAAATTGACCAGATAAACACGGAAATTGAAAAGCAAAAGGTTGTAATTGCCAATGCCAAAACCACCCGTGATTTAGAGGTAGCTGCTGCCAAAAGGAATAAGGAATTTGCAAAGGGTGCAATTCGCTTTGCACTTGAAGTTGCAGCAGCAGGTGTGCGCCTTTTGGTTACTCCACTTGACTTGTTGATTAAGACTGCCAATGCCGTATCTGAAACGCTTGGATTTGGTAAAATAACCGCATTCAGTTTCAATGAAGAAATCGACAAAATGATTGAAAAGGGCAGCGAGATAGGTGCTAAATTTATTTTCAATCCTGATGAAGTTGCCAAAGAGGGCGATAAAGCGGTAAAGGCAGCCGAAAAAACGGGCGCAGAACTTGTAAGCAAAAGGGATGGGTTAATACTTGCCATAAAACAAGCAGACCAGCAGGCTGCACAAGAGGGGGCACAACGGGCAGAAGAAGAAAAACAAAAGGCATTGGAACGGCAGGCCACTATGCTCGGCCTTGACCAGTCAACAATCGAAAAGAAAATCGCGGCTGCCGATGCTGCATTTCAAACAACGGTGGCAAACCTACGCAAACAAGGTTTCAGCGAATTAGAAATCGCAATGCAGCGTGATGCGGCACTTGAAAAGATACGCGAAGAACACCTGCAAAAACTTAAAGATGCGGACGAAAAGGCCAAAGCGGAGGCACTGAAAAGAGAAGAAGAACACCAAAAGAAATTAAAGGAATTTCAAAAGTCGCAGCAAGACAGCCTTTTAAAGGCAAATGACGATTACTACAAATATCAGGAACTGCAACTTGTTCAAAGGGGCGCAACGCAAGAAGAGTTTAACAATTTAGAACTTGAAAGGCTGCAAACCAATTTAGAGGCAATGCGCGCCATAAATGGTGAAAATTCAGCAGAGGCAATAGCAGCGGAGGCAGCACTTGCAGCAAAGAAAAAAGAAATCCGAGACAAAGATTTAGCTGATAAACGGGCAGCAGAACAGGCAAGTTTGCAACTAACGGCTCAGGGATTTGCAGCCATTGCTGAACTTGCGGACTCATTTTCAGGTAAATCCGAAGAGCAGCAGAAAAAGGCATTTGAAATCAAGAAAAAGGCTTCGATTGCTCAGGCGATTGTTGAAACACTTATGGCAGCTCAGTCGGCCTACGCCTCACAAATGGCAATACCAACACCGGATGCGCCTATTCGTGCAACTATTGCAGCAGCGTTGGCCGTTGCGGCAGGTATTGGAAGGGTGAAGAAAATTGAGCAGACAAAGTTTGAAAGCAAAAGTGGCGCGGCAGGTGGGGGCGGTGGAGGTGGCAATAATCCTTCCGCACCAAACACTACACCCGTAACCGGGGGCTTGTTGCCGGATATGGAACAGCCCGGTGGCTTTGCCGGAATGGGGCGTGTTTATGTACTCGAAGGCGACATTACGAAAACCCAAACAAGGGTGCGCAGGGTGCGAAATGTATCGGTTGTCTGATAAGTACATTTAAGGGCATGGAGTTACCATTGTACAAAATAGTAGTCAATGAGGATGACGACACGGGCGTTGAGTTCGTGAGCCTTGTTGACAAACCAGCTATAAAAAAAGACTTCCTCTTGTTTCAGGAATTTGTTGAGCCGGGCGCAAAAGAAAGCGAAGATGAATTTATCGGGCGTTGCATTCCGTACATGATAGGCGAAGGAATGGAACAAGACCAAGCGGCTGCTGTATGTTATGACAAATGGGCTGGCAGACAAAAGTTTGAAAGTTACAGCGACTATCCCGAGGCGGCCAAAGAAAATGCAAAGGTTGCTCTTCGTTGGGCAGAAGAAAACGGCTGGGGCGACTGCGGCACTGATGTTGGCAAAATAAGAGCAAACCAACTGGCCAATGGTGAATCCATAAGCCGCGACACCATTGCACGAATGGCAGCGTTTGAAAGGCATAGGCAGAACAGCGACAAGGAATTAGGCGACGGTTGTGGAAGGCTTATGTGGCTGGCTTGGGGTGGTGATGAAGGTATTGAGTGGGCGCAGCGTAAGTTAAACCAAATCGACAAACAAAAGTTTTCTATTCAGTCCGAAGAAAAGCGGATAATCACTGGCCCGGCAATGCTGGCAAACAAACCAATTTATCGGTTCGACGATGCAAGAGGTGAGTATTATGTCGTATTCGATGCCGAAACCATTTGGACGATAGCAAAGAAAATGGCACGCAAAGCCATGTATAATGCAGTCAACACCGACCATGCCACACCCGTGAATGAGGGGGTGTATATGATTGAGATGTACTTCATTGACCGGGCAAGGGGTATAATGCCGCCCGTTGGTTTTGAAGATGCCGAGGACGGCTCAATGTTCGTTACCTATTTAGTGGACAATGAAGAAGTATGGGAAAAAGTAAAGGCAGGGGAATGGAAGGGCTTTTCAGTGGAAGGGCTTTTCAATGTCGAATATGAGGGCAGTGTTGCTGCCGAACTCAGGGCAATGGCATCTGAACTAAGTAAAATTTTGCACCAATTTAACAACAATAATATTTAAAGAAAATGAACTTCACAAAAGAACTGGCCGAATTGAAAACCAGCTTTTCGGCATTGACAGAAGAACTGAAAATGCGCTTTAACGCAGAACCAGCGGCAGAACCAAAAGCATTTGGCGAAGCCACTTTGGTTGACGGCACAATCGTAGCATTCGAAGGCGACGCACCCGCAGTGGGTGGCGCACTTATGGTTATCAGCCCAGAGGGCGAAGTACCTGCACCGGACGGAACTCACGAAACAACTGACGGGCAGTTGATTTCAACCGAGGGTGGTATCATTACCGAAATCGAAATCAAAGAAATGGAAGTCGAAGAAGAGGCAGCCGCACAATTTGCAAGCCTTGAAGTATTCGAAGCCTACCGCACAAGCGTTGAAGACAGACTCAGCAGCATTGAAAAGAACCTGATTGCAATGCTGGGCAAAGTTGAAGAAACTTTCAGCGTGTTTGAAAAGTTCGCAAACCAAACTCCCGAGCCTGCTGCACCCCAGTTCGGCCACAAAAAAGTAGAAAAAGACAGCGCACTTAGCGCATTCGCATCCTCATTCAAAAACCTTAAAAAATAAAATAAAATGGCATTTGTTGTTTCAGGTCTTACCGACTACACCAAAGAGGTAAAAACCGACCTACTCGTAAAATCAATGTTCAGCGGTAAAACTGCATCTTTGTTGCAGGGTGCTGGACAAGTTGTTCCCGGAATTAAGTCAGCAGAAATCCTGCCTTTGCTTGACTCCGATGTTTATTTTCAGACCGATGCTTGCGGTTACACTGCATCAGGTACAACCACAATCAGCAAAAGAACCCTGACCGTGGGTAAAGTAAAGGTTGAAGAAACCCTTTGCCCTAAGACTTTGGAAACAAAGTACACTCAAATCGGTTTGGCTGCTGGTTCACCCGTTGACCTTGGCGTGTTTCAAGAGCAGATTGGCAACGAAAAAGCAATGAAGATTGCCGAAGCCAACGAAACTGCTATATGGCAGGGTGACACTACTGGCGGAAGTGGAAACAGCGGCTTGTATGACGGCTTCCTTACCATTCTTGGCGACCTCGGATTTGGCGGTGCTGGCGACCCTATCGAAGGTAACCCCACAACTGGCGGTGGTTACACTCAGTTGACTTCTTTGACTTCTTCAAACATTGACGAAGCGATTGCAAAGATTTACAGCCTTATCCCTGCCGGAGTTCTTGGTAAGCCTGATGTGTTTATCGCAATGGGTACAGATACCTACCGCACTTACCGTGCATGGTTAGTGTCTGCCAACTTGTTCCACTACGATGCTGCCGAAGCTACCGCAATGGAAATTGTTGATCCTATCAGCGGAATTAAAATCTACGGTCTGCATGGTATGAATGGAACTAACAAAATTGTTGCAGGTCGCTGGTCTAACTTCTTTATTGGTACAGACATGATGGATGAGACCGAAGAATACACCATGTGGTTCTCACAGGACAACAATGAGGTAAGGTTCCGCGCTTCATTCAAGCTTGGAACTCAGATTGCCCGTCCTGATGAAGTAGTTTATTTCAAACTTCCATAATTAACGAAATAGAAATTTAAACCCGGGGGGTGGGGAACAACCCTACCCCCTTTTAATTTAAAAAAAGTAGAAAAATGTGTATACTAACCACGGGCTTTACATTGGACTGTAAGACCCAATCCGCAGGCATTAAGAGTATTTACCTTGTTGAATTTGGCGCAAAAGCCACATTGACAAAATCATCAGGTGAGGTTTCAGCCCACACCCTGACCAACCCCAAGGTTTATTTCAAGTACGAACTTGAAAAGGAAACTACTGCCATGACTTGGCGTACAATCCCGTCAACTGAAAATGGCACGGTGTTTTACGAAGCCGAAGTAAATGCAAGGTTGCACAAAGTAACCACCGCACAGCGCAACGAAATCAAACTGCTGGCCCAAAACCGTATGCTGTTGATTGTGTTGGATGCAGAAGGTAACTATTGGCTGCTTGGTGCGGATTATGGCGTTCAGTTGCAGCAATCAGAAAGCAACTTCGGTCAGGCGTTTGGCGACTTCAAAGGTCATGTTCTTAACTTTTTGCACAAAGAAACTGATTTGCCTTTGAAAGTTCAGTCGGCTGTTGTAACTTCGCTGGGTCTTTCATAAGTATTTGTTCATAGTATTTGCAAGGGGGTGGCTTCGGTCGCCCCTTTTTTTTGCACACTTTGAAAATGGGTACATTTAGGGTTGATGCTCTACATTACTAAGGGTCAAAGCAATTCAGTAATCATAACTGGTCGGGAAAAGGTAACAATATCCGCCCCCGTTTATTTGTTGGTTTTTGACTCGCAGGTAAGCTATGATCAGAAGGCATTTATTGTGGCCGACAGCAGCACACACCCGGCAAGGTATCAGGAGTTCACATTTACCGAGGGCAGCACAGCGGCCAAAACCCTGCCTATTGGCACACATTATTGGAGGCTGTTTGCACAAACCAGCCCCACAAATTTAGATCCTGATTTGGCAAACGAAGAAATCGACCGGGGTATAGCCGAAGTAAGCACATCACACACGAATTTCAATGACCATGAGGTCAACACAACCATAAAACAGCACCACATCGGATGAGTTTTGAACTATTAAAGATAACATTTGCAGAGTCTAAGCTGCCCAAATTTAAGGAGCAGAAACAAAAAGGCTTCGTTACCTATGGGGAAAAGAACGACTTCCCTGATACATTACTCGAATTCTACAAGCGCAGCCCAAAACACGGGGCTATCGTAAAGCAAAAAGCAAGGTTTACCGCTGGCAGCGAGTGTGTAATCGAAGGCAATGAGGCTGCTTTGAAGTTAATTGATTTTGTGAACCCATACGAAGGGCTGCATGACTTCAAAGCAAAGTTGGCATTGGATTATGAGATATTCAACGGCTATTGCTTTGAGGTGCATTACAACAAGTTGGGGCAGATTGCTAAGTTTTACCATGTAGATTTTAGCAAAATCCGCACGAATGACCACCGGACTTATTTGTATTTGCAAGACTGGCAAAAATACAAGGCAGATGAAGTAAGGACATACGACCGATTTAACCCGGACACAGCCGAGCCGTTCAGCGTTCAGCTTTATTATTACCGGGAATACGATGCAGGGCTGGGTGTTTACCCATTACCACCTTACATTCACGGGTTGCAATACATCGAAATTGATGTTGAGATAGCCAACTTCCACAATAACAACATCCGCAACGGGTTTGCCAACGGCACGCTGGTTCAGTTGTTTAAGGGTGAACCTACACCTGAGCAGGCTCGTAAGTTTGAACGGAAGTTTAAGGATAGAACCACCGGAACGGACAATGCTGGTGGCTTAATTATTCAATTCAATGACGGCAACGAAAGACCGGCAGAGGTTGACCACATACAGCCGTCCGATATTGACAAACAATTCCTGCAACTCAATGACACGGTTAACGCAGAGATTTTCACTGCTCACAACTTCCCTCCTATCTTAATGGGGCAGAAATCAGACGGGCAACTTGGCGCGAGAAACGAACTGATTGAGGCTTACGAGATGTTCCATAAATCGTATGTGAACAGCCGACAAGCAAGACTTGACGCTTCGCTTGAATATGTTTGCGACTTTGTTTATCCGGGCGTACAAATCAGCACTCAGGACAGCGAGTTTATCGGCCTTGATTATGTGGCACTGGCTAACACCGGAGTTATATCAGTAGATGAAGCCCGTATTGCGCTTGGTTTGGGTGAGGCAGAGCAGAAAGTTGTTGACAGCGCACAGCGTGTTATTGAAAGCATCAACAGCCTTTCGCCACTTGTGGCAAACAATGTGTTGTCAAACATGACCATAAACGAAAAAAGGGCGTTGGCAGGGTTGCCACCTATACCCGGTGGAGATGTGTTACAAGCAGCAGCACCACCAACAGAGGCAGCGTTCAAGTTCAATGATTTTGAAAAGTGGCATGATGACGACCTAAAAGTATTTGCTCAATTTGGACAGCCCGAAAGTCAGTTTGAAATGGTGAAATTCAACTTTGCTGAACTGAGTGAAAAGGAACTTGCAATCATGGGGGCGGTTAATGATAACCCAAAGGCAAGCATAAAAGAGATTTCGACCGCTTCACGCATAGCCGAAGATGAGGTTATCAAAATACTTCGTGTGCTGCAAGACGCTGGTAAAATCGAATGGACAAACACAGCCATAAAAATTACCGACATCGGGATAAACGACATCAGCGACAGCGGAGGCACACCCCGAATAGAGTTGAGGTATAAATATAATGTAAGCCCCGAGGCAAAACCACTTAAAACACAATCACGCCCCTTTTGTATTGAAATGGAAAAGATGAATAGGTTATACACCCGTCAGGATATTGACCAAATGACTGCGATTTTGGGCTATGATGTATGGAGGCGCAGGGGAGGTTGGTATACCGTACCCGATAGCGAACCAGCAATACACTTGCCGCATTGTAGGCATGAGTGGAAGCAGGTATATGTAAGGAGGCGCAACAATGGCTAATTTTGCTTTTTTCGTAAGTGAGCAGGATGTTAAGAAAAACACCCCGATAGATGAAAATGTGGACAGCAAAATCCTGCAAACGGCTATGCGGACAGCGCAGGACATCTACATCAGGGACATAATCGGCTCGGGGCTTTATGACAAGATTTGCGACGATATAAATGGGGCTGGTTTGGCAGGTGATTATTTGACACTTGTAAACAAATACATTGCGCCTTGCCTATACCACTACATTGTAACTGAAAGTATGCTGCCTATGACCTTTAAAATGATGAATAAAAGCGTCATGACAAGGGGCAGCGACAATTCAAACAGCGTAGATTTAGACCAACTCACACGAATTGAACGGGAATATCAGCACAAGGCAGAATACTACGCCCAAAGGTTGCGCGATTATTTGCTGGAAAACGACACTAAATTCCCGTTGTACCTAAATCCGGGCGACGGCATCGATGTAATTAACCCACATTCTCAGGATATGCTGGGAGGGTTCTTCCTAGGATATGGCGAAGACGATTGTTTTCTTAATTACGATTTCCCCAAATGAGTAAAGTACGCGAGAAAAACGAACAAAAAGCTTTAATATATTTTCAAAAACATGGTAACGATAAACCAACTGCTAAACGCCCTTACAACAGCCGGGGAAAATCATCGGCAAATTAAGGCAGTCGTTACCAACTTGGATTACAATGTAGCCACAACTGGCGACACATTGTACCCACTTATGCGGATATTCCCCGACGGCAGCCAAATAGACGGGGATAGGGTTGTTTATAGGTTTGCGTTGGCCGTTATGGATAGACACCGCGAAGACTTCACCGATGCAGTTGAACGGATTAGCGATATGCACCAAGTGTTATTGGACATTTACGCGACACTCAGGTATATATACCGCAACGATAGTTCGGGAATGTGGAAGTTAGAAGACAGCGCAACACCTTTTTACGACGACAAAACAGACATCGTGGCAGGGGTTGCAAGTGTGTTCACATTCACGGCATCAAACACCCGTGATTTTTGCGATGTTCCTTCCAATGATTACAACTTCCCGGGATTGGATTTATCGGGCTTGCAGGTCATTGACGGGGGGTATTATAATAGTTCTTTTTCAAACATAATTAACGGAGGCATAGCGTGAGTTACATAACTATAAAATTAAGGCGCGGAACAGCCGCACAATGGACAGCACAAAACCCAGTATTGGCCGAAGGTGAATTTGGTGCTGAAACCGACACTCGAAAGTTTAAAATCGGTAACGGGGTAGGGGCGTGGAATAGTCTGCAATACTGGGGCGGTAGCGGTGGCGGTGCGACCTTGTTTACTGACCTTACCGATGTGCCGCAAAGTTACACCGGGCAGGGCGGCAAACTTGTAAGGGTTAAAGCAGATGCAAGTGGATTGGAGTTCTACACCTTGACCATAAGCAGTGGCGATGTAACGACAGCACTCGGGTTTACCCCTGAGAATGTGGCGAATAAGTCTACAAGCGTTACAACGGATCAGGCAAGCAATACAAAATACCCAAGCGTAAAGGCTGTTTATGACTGGGCGATGGCGACATTTACCACAACCGCAGCGGTGGCAAGTCAAATTACAACTGCATTAAGCGGCTATGCGACTGAGGCTTATGTAACATCTCAGGGCTACATTACGAATGTCATCACGGCTTTGGGATTTACGCCCGAAAATGTGGCAAATAAGAAGACATCGTTAGCCGATAACAGCGATACATTCTATCCATCGCAAAAGGCTGTTAAAACGGCTGTGGACGCGAAACAAGACACGCTGGTATCAGGAACAAACATTAAAACTATTAATGGCAATAGCGTTGTTGGAAGTGGTGATTTGACCATTTCAGGCGCAGCCGACATATTAGAAATTCAAGTATTCTCATAATGGCAACATTCACAAAAATATTACTATCAGGCAGCACGGGCGGAAGGCCGATAAAAGTGGCTGCATCGGGAACACCCGGCACAACTATTCACACTACTCAGGCAAGTAGCGGAGTTATTGACGAAGTATGGCTGTATGCAACCAATACAAGTGCTACCTCAATCGAATTGACTATTGAAATGGGTGGCACAACAAATGCAGACGACCGAATAATTGTTGGCATACCTGCAAAATCAGGATTGAGTCTTGTTTTACCCGGTTGTGTTTTGACGGGTGATGGGGCAAGTGGTCGCACAATAAGGGCTTTTGGTGGCAGTGCCAACAATATAAACATTGTTGGGTATGTTAACCGGATTTCATAATGGCTAATTCAAGGTTTGGTTTACGAACCCGGCCGGGTTTGGTTCGGTCATATACCGAGGGAACACCAGCGACTGACCCTGATGCAACAGCATTTATTGATGCTGCTGGTATAACTAACACCACTATTATTTCCGCTATTCAACAACTTGTTATTGATTTAAAATTGTATTCAATTTGGTCAAAAATGAAAGCCATTTATCCTTTTGTCGGAGGCACGGCATCTTTGCACAAATGGAATTTGAAAGACCCTCGTGATTTGGATGCTGCATTTAGATTAGTGTTTTACGGGGGGATTACTCATAGCAGTACGGGTGCAGAATTTAACGGTAGTAATGGATATGCTGATAGTTTATTAACACCAAATGTTACTTTATCACAAAATAACACGCATATATCATTTTATTCTAATAAACAATTAGTAAGTGATAAGCCATTTATGGGAAATTCAAATGATGCACAACCACAGTTAAATATATTTCCGACATTTTCAAGCCAATTATATATGCGTGTCAATAGTGCTGCAACTGCTTCAATTATTAGCAATACATCAAGCACTGGGTTATTTATTGCAAATCGCGTAACTTCAAATGAAACTCGAAATTTTCAAAATACAACTTTAAGAACACAAAGCGCATCTTCAACTGGATTGGCAAATGTTCCGGTGTTAATTTCAAGACAAGCTAGTGAATATGGGGCTTATATTGTTTCATTTGCTTCAATAGGTGAAGGAATAACAGACACACAAGCGGCTAATTTATACACATCTGTACAAGCATTTCAAACAACATTAGGGAGGCAAATATGATTTTAGTTTGGAAATTTCCGGAAGGGATTAATATTGACGATGTAAGGCAACTGCAAGGCACTGAGGGCAGTCGGTTAAATCCCGTGCAAGATGCGGAAGGTAATTGGATAGTAAGCGATGAAGAATATTGCATGGCCGAATTTCAGTTTTTGAAAAAAGATTACCCGCAAATTTGGGCTGGCATGACACGAATTGAATACAAACCGAAAGATGAAAGACCAGTTGGATAACAGCATCATAGGCAGTTGGCTGTTATGGCTGGCTGGATTTGCATCAAAACTTCTACCATTGATGCAATACCTATCATTTACGGCAGCATTTATTTTGTCGTGCATAGGCATATATCAAAAATTGAAAAATGGCAAAAAGTAAAGAGATAGTAAAGTGGCAGCCGAAACCGAAACCAAAGTTAGGGCGGCACACGAAGTCTGAAAACAAACATTGCAGAACCAAAAAATACAGAGGGCAGGGCAGATGAAACTGAAAAACTATTTTGAACCTACTCCCAAAAGGTTTAGGGTGCTTGGCGATAGCATTGCGGCTATGTCGTTATTCATTGCCGGGCTAAATATCGACAATCCAAAGTTGATGTTGGCATCGGGAATATGTGGGGCGGTCGGTAAATTCATAACCAACTTTTTTGCAGAAGAATGAGGGTTTTTGTAATCGTTGCCGGGCTACTTATACTCACTTGGGCGGTGATCCGCATCTTCACCAAAGTCGAAATGTACGGACAGGGCGTTTTAGCGGATAGGAAAATCGACAGCTTTGCGCAGGTTGCTGGCAGGGCGTTAAAAGTTGCGGATTCATTACAGCGCATTACAGACACTTTAAAACAAAAAAGGTCTGTAAGTATTATTGAGGTTACAAAGTGGCGCGAAAGGCGTTTAAATGATACTTTTTGGGGTGCTCTCGAAGATACTGCCAAAATAACTTACCTGCTGCAAGAGAATGACAGCCTTTTCAGGATTGTGGAATTGGACTGCGAAATAATCGAAAAGCAAGACAAGGTTATATTGTCGCAAAAAGTGGCAATAAGTGCGAAAGATAGTATCATAAATCGTACACAATCGGGTATAAAAGCCCTATCGAATGAAAATTCATACCTGAAAAGGGTTAATACAAAGGTTAAAAGACAGCGTAACTGGTCATTTTTGGCCGGGGTGTTGATAGGAGTCATCGCAAAATGAGAAAGTTACAAGAGATTTTGAATGCCAACGGGGCGCAATTAGTTGTTGACGGCATAGTAGGGCAGCGTACATTGACCGCTTTGCATCAATATGTAAAGACGAATTTAGAAAAACGCAAGTGGTTAATGCCAAAAGACGGGCTGGTGTGGATAAGAACGGACAAAAACCTCACAAATACCTTTGATGACTTCGTGGCGGTGTATAAATCAGGGCTTCCCGTTATGGCTTTGCCTTGCTCAACAACCGCAGGGGATTACTATGTGTTCAATCCTTTGACCGTTGGTGGAATTACGGGCACTGCCATAGCGTGTGAACAGCAAATAATCGGGGCGCATCAATTTGTAACGGCTGCAAATTGGAAGTTTTTGTGGCTGAACGCCCCTTACTTTATGCAGGTTCTGCCAATAACAATCTACCGGGACGGCAATAAAAACCGCTTAATTGATAGCCACATAAAGCAATTTGGATTGTTTGGAATAAACCTGCATCGCGGTGGTGTTGCTGCCACGATCAACGGCTGGTCTGCCGGGTGTCATGTGGTGCAAGATGCAATGTGGTTTGAAGTATGCAAACTATTCTCAAACGGGCAGCGCATAGATTACACGCTGTTTGAAGTTTAGCTCCCGGTGTGAGACTCGAACTCACAGCCACCCTCTTTTTGTTTTTCGCGTCGAGCCTTGCAACCTACTGACAAGTTATCCGGAAGGGTGATGTTACCAATTTACACTAACCGGGCTAATATAATTTCATGCATTGCATGATTTTTTCATTGACTTGTTTTGTGGTCATCAAAGTTAGCCATTCTTCGCTGCCAGTGCAAATCATTGTTAAGGGCGTGGACTTGGTGCTCCGGATATCTTCCATAACATACTCAACATTCCAAATGGCAATTTGAAAACTTGGGGCTTCCCATAAATCGGGTTGCAACCCCAAATCTTCGAGTTGTTCCCCTTCTTCGTCCGCTGCCAGTACATCAATTATCAATGGCCTTGTCAACATTAGTACACACTCCCGTTGATTATTCTGTAATTGTTCACTTTGAAATTGCCACCCTTTAAAATTTCAACGATTGCGCCCCCGTGATTTTGCCGGGTATAACCGAACGGGTTATATTCCGGTGTCAAAGTACAATGGCAGCCGATTGAATAACATACAATCTGGTCGCGTTTAAGGTTGTTTTCGTGATGTGTGCTGGTTTGGTGGTGGTGTCCTATTAGCAGTGAACTTTTAGCCCTTAAAAACGCCCCCCGTGCTGGGTTAACCGGGGCAGAAATTCCCTTCTGCAATTCGTGGCCGTGCAATATGTCAAGTTTCCCGGCTCTTATCCGTTCCCGGTAAACCACATCAATACCAAATTTTTTGAGTTGCAACTGGTCTTCAAGTCCGATGCCGTCTAATTCAGCAATCGCACGGGCGTTTGTGAGCAGGTAGTTCCGCATTCTTTCTTCGTGATTGCCGAACTTGTAAACGATAGGAATATCCCCAAATTCGTCCCTGAGTAACTGAAAAAAACTTCGTGTCATTTCAAGTTCGGTTTTGATTGACGGCCTGCCTACTTCCTTAATAAACCGGCTCACTTCGTACATATCGATTATGTCGCCATTCAACACAATCCCGTCAACATTTGCATTTTTTGCCAGTTGTAAAGATGCGGCAATGGCTGTCGGGTCATGTTCAGGAAAGTGAATATCCGACATCACCAGCCACGCTCCGGGTTTAAGGATTTTTTCTTTTGGTTCGGGCAGCTTGGTGAATAGTTTGTATTTGCGGAGACCGTCTTCGATTGTGCTGGGTTGCGAAAATCCCGGCAGTGCCTTGGTGTTGGTTTTATTTGAGCCAGTCAATGACCTCACAATGTTTCGCACCGCATCTATTCCGCTGAAAAGCCCGTGGTTTTCGTTGTAAATCAAACGAGCAAGGGTTTGTTTTGGAATGGTTAATTGGTTGTTTTCGTCGCAGTATTTGCGGATGTATTTTTCTACGAGTAGAGTTTTGTTCATCTAAGTATAAATGTACCAAAAGAAAAGGGGAACGCAATGCTCCCCTTTTTGTCAGTGTTTAGTCTTACTTTTGAAAGTGTTTTGTCAGGCTTTAGCTTAACCGACCCTCCTTCTTTTCGATGTCGATTTGCCTACGCAATTCCGCCCAAGCGTTAAATGTTTCATTCGCATTTTCAACGGCTTTGTCGCGTTCAAAAGTGTAAGGTGTGGCTTCTGGTTGTTCAATCGTTTTGGTGGGGATAACGAGCCAATAAAGGAAGTATGTAAGCACCCCGGCAATGATAATCATTTTGCACCTCCGTATGTTTGAACATAGTATTCTGCCGCATCTTCGTAAGCCTCTGCCATGTCGTTGCGTTTGCAGTCCAAGTCTTCACGCCCGGCATAGTAGGCTTGTTCAATGCGTGTGCGTTCATTACTGAGCCACTTTTCTGCTTCGGCTCTTAACACTGGCCAGCCTGCCTTTTGCAGGTCTTGAATGACAAGTTGTACGGGTGTCATGCTTCCACCTCCCTCAATGCTATGGTGTCGCCACCGGGTGTATAGTTGGCAGGGGTAATCACTTCTCCGTCATCGGTAATGGGTTGCACTCCTTTTTCAAGTGATTTATGCGCCCACTTTGCAAGGTCTTCGATGCTTTGCAACTTGAATTTTGCAGCATTCCAGTCGTCGATGTGGTCAAACTTCCAGCGTCCGGGCAATGCCTTCTGCTGAATTTCAAAACCCATAAAGGTGAATGTCTTGCCATGCTTACTGGCTTCGTCAATGGCAAGGTGTTTGATTTGGTCTTTGGCCGCTTTGACCTGCGCCTCTAATTTGTGAAGGGCGCAATAGATTTCGAGGGCGTTGGCATTGCCTTCCTCAACTGCGAAAATCATGTCGGTAATGTCAGGTGTAATCATAGTTATTTGTTTTGAAGTATTATTATTTCTTTGAAGTTCCCAGCGTTTACCCACTCAACAAGTTTGTCAAGTTTGGCAAAAGCCCAGTGAGGAATGAATTTGTCGTCCGTTTCAATCATTACACGGGGATAAGCATAAAGGCAACGACCTAAACCAAATTGAACCGCTGCCCTTTTCATCGCATCGGATATGCCGCCCTTCTCAGGTTCTATGTTTGTCTTGCTTGCTCCGTCTTCACGGTAAACAAATTTTTTGTCAATGGTTACGGATAGTCGGCAGATAAACCCGTTGCCGATTTCCCTAAATTCAGATGTCCAATTTGATGCCCCAAAGGCTTCATCAAAGCGTTCCATTACGCATCTGTTGGTGATGTAAGGCACGACAATGAGTTTGCCCGTGCTGGTCTGCTGTTGCACACGCCATTCGATTTCTGAGGCTGTGATTGGTTTTTTAAGTATGTCATTCATAATGATGCGAATATAGTATAAAAAACTAAACTTCCAAATTATTTTTCAGAATTTTTTATTTGTTCAATCAGTTCCGGGGTGTAAATAGCACACTTGTACCCTTTGCGCTGGTAGTGTTTGATTGTCCTTTCAACTTCTTCGGGCGGTACGGGATAATAGTTAACATTATTTGCAGCGTTCCAATAAACGAGGGTTATGTACATTAAATGAATTACACTATTCGTATGACATAAAAAAGTGCCAAACATGTTCTCCTTCTTTTATAGAGGATAAATATTCTTTATTTAATGAATTTTCGTGTATGTCCGTGCCAGTTGTATAAATATTGATTTTTACTTCAATTTTTTTATTTTTAGGATTGCTTAAATACCACATAACAAACTTACCATTTAATATCTGAATGTCCATTATCTCAGATTTCTCAGGAATTTTAATAAATTGTGATATATCCTTTTTTAATTCAATTTGTTGTATTTTCATTTGTGTCTTTTTTTTCTTCCAACATATTAAATTCAGTGTCAATAAACATCAATAAATTTTCACAACATGATATTTTGCCTTCATAGTAATTTTTAAAATGTTTACACATCCACCCATATATCCTTTTATTATCTTTTGCTTGTTGTATTTCTTCCTCGACAAAACTTCTTATTTTTTTTATTTCTTTTGACATATACTTATCTTTTAAAATTCTGCCACAATCTCAAAGGCCGTGTCGATTACAAGTTGATGCTTTGCAGGTAGGTACTTGCTGTCATTTTTCAGCGCATCGAAAATCGTCTTTCGGCTAACCTTCCCAGCCAGTTGTTTGACAAGCATCTCAGTGTCGCCCTTTGCCCGGTGTTTTATGAAGTGTTTTTGTTTTTGTGCGTAGGTCATAGTTCTTCAATCAATCTTTTTAAATACCATTCGGCCTTTTCCAAATCCGTTTTACCACCCTTGTTTTCGTAACGCCATAGGTACTTAATGACATTACCCCTGAGATAGCCCTGAAATTGCTGCTCAGTCATTGCGGCTTTTATGGCCTCAATACATTCAATGGGCGTGTCTTTGTAGTGGCTCGGGTTTACCAAGTCCTTTGTCGGTGCTTGCCAGTCGAAGTTGCTCATCAGAATGGTAATATATCGCCCCCTTTGTAGGCTGGTTCAGGTGTTACCTCTTTGTTAGTTACACTTTTGTAAGCCTTCGCACCGCCCACATAGGTAGTGGGCTTCTTCGCCTCGCGTTCTTCTTTGCTTTGGCTCAGTGCGATGTAGTGTGTTTCGCCAAATTTGCCCTCAGATTTGCGTTCTGAACAAACCAATTTGATGTACTTCTTGCCGTTTTTGGCGGT